GGAATGCCGAGGTTCTGAACCGAGAAGTCCTCGCTCACGCCGAAGAGGATGTCCTGCACCGCGCTGTGGTTGGTCGGCTTCGCCACGCCATGAAGTTCGTCGCCGGGCTCCATGGCGAGGATGGCCTCGCGCATCGCCTGCTGCTGCTCGTAGTTGTCGTTGAGCGTGTCGGCGTCGTCACCAGAGACGGTCTCTCCGTCGCTAGGGGCGTACCAGATCCCGTTCTTGTGCTGGTAGACCTTGGAGTAGTGGGTGACCTGCTTGTCCCACGGCTGGAGCGCCGGGTTGTCGAGCAGGACCTTGCTCTCCGCCGAGTCAGGGGCGAAGAACTGAACGGCTGGTGCAGGGTCGTGCTCGTGACCGCCGTAGCCGAGCATGGTGGCTGCGGTGGAGTCGGAGACGGTGTGCCAGTCCCCTTCGATGCCCTCCATCACGGCCCATGTGTCGTCGGCCTGCTTGACCAAGGTGACCGGGTTGGCGGTGTCGGTCTGAGCGACGGTGCCAACCGGCTGGCTGTGCATCACGGACTCGTCAACGATCCCGAGGAGTTCCTTCTCCCAGTCCGCGAGCGCGTCGTCCGGCACGTCCGGGCTCTTGGCGGGAGCGTCCAGAATCTCGTTTTCAGACATCGCGTCGAGGATCTGCTGGGCAGCGATCTTCGCGGCGGGTTCGCCGTGCGCCACCATCGTGGGCAGGTCCTTATCGGTGATCGCGCCGCCCTTGAGCCAGTCCATCAGGTCCGCTTTCGCGACCGCGATCTCGGCCTCCGAGGGCTCCGGCTCTGAGGCAGGCTCCGGCTCGGGCGTCGGCTCGTCCTGCTTGAGCGGGACGTACGGCTTGCCGGTGGGGTCCTCGATCTTGACCAGACCGGAGTCAAGGATGGCCGTGGCCGGGAAGTCGTAGGTGTTGTTGGACGCCTGTTGCTTGGTGCTGACCCACTTCGCCAGCGAGACGTTGCCCTCGTTCGGAGACGCATGGATCTGGAAGGGCTTGCCGTCGATCTCCACCCAGTCCCCGGACTTCAGCGGGGTGAGGTTCTTGTCGGTCACGATCAGCGGGTGCGTGTTGCCCTCATGCTCGACCGTGCTCACGATCGGCTGACCCTGCTGGGACTCCACGTGCTTCTTGTGAGCGGTGGCGGTGTTCGGGATCGACCCGGTGACCGCCTGCGCCATGATCGAGCCGTGCTTGGGCAGGACCGAGCCGGGCTCCTGCGTGGGAGCCTCCTGACCGATCGGTACGTACGGCTTGCCGGTGGGGTCTGGGATGACCGTCACGTCTTGGGTGTCGGAGGCGTGGAAGAAGTCCTCCTTCTCCAAGTTCGACGCCTGCTGCTTGGTGGCGACCCAGCGGTAGGCGGTGAAGCCGAAGTCGCTCTTCCCGCCAGCGGCAGTGCCGTACGGGGAAGGGAAGACCTGAACCGGCTTGCCGTCGAACTCCACCCAGTCACCGGACTTGATGGGCGTCCCGTTCTTGTCCGGGTACATCGGGAGCCCGAGCGTGGCCTGCTGGTACTCCGCGTACTGCTTGGCGGTGAACTTGGTCTTGCCGGGCTTCAGCGTCGGCTTGGGAACATCCCACGCCGAGTGAACGGCTGCCTGCGGCTCAGGCTCCGGGTCGGCGGGAACGCTGGTGCCGGTCGGCTCAGCCTGTGTCTCCGTGTCAGGGGTGACGACGGGGTGACCCTGCGCGTCGAAGTCCGAGGGGTTCTCCAGCATCGCTGCGGCCTTGGCCTTGAGCACGGTCGGGAGGGTGATGCCGGGGTTCTCCCCGATCTTCTGGTACACCCCGTCCTGAACCGACGCAGCGACGGTGCTGTGGTTCCCAGCAGGGATGTTGGAGACCGAGTTGAGGCCGTGGTGCAGGGAGTAGGAGCCGTCCGGGTGGGAGACCACGACGTTGCCAGCAGGGGTCTTGAAGGCCACGTCTCCGGGCTTGAGGTCGATCTTCTTGACCTGCCCCTTGACGCCGAAGGAGGCGGTCTTGGTCTTGCCGAAGATGAAACCGATCGGACCCTTGACGAACTCTCCGGTGTTCGGGTTGCGAGGGTGATCGCTGGGGTCCCAGTCCGGGTTGATGTGGGCGAAGACGTACTTCGCGCCCGTCCCGGGGGTGATCGTGGTGCTCGACAGCGAGACGAGGTTCTGGAGCGCGCCGATGGAGTCCTTGATGCTCACTTCACGGCGTCCTTGGCGTTGTGCTGACGGAGGTCCGAGCGAGTCACTTTGCCGCGTCCTTCAGGTGACGGTGTGCCTTCATCTTCTCCCACTGAGCGACGGCCTTGACGTACTTGGCCTCGCCCTTGGCGGCGAGTTCCTTGGCGTTGTGGACGGCGATGGAGATCGCGTGGCTGCGATCCATGCCGTGGTCGCGAATCAGCGCGACCGCCATGTCCTCGATCGGCTTGGGGAGGCCCCCCTCCTCGTCCACCCAGTTCTTCTTGGGCGACCAGTCGAGTTTCCCGGACAGGTAGACGATGAAGTCGGCGTCCTCGCGATCCAAGCCCGCGGACAGCGCCACGAGGCGGTCGATGCTCTCGCCCACTCCGAGTCCTCCTCTTCCGTCTGCGCGTGGAGTATCGGACTACGTACGGCGTGGGACTGGGCGTTTTCTAGATTTTCGGAAGTCCGGTCTTCTTGCGCTTGGTCAGGATCAGGACGCATCGGCAGTTGGGGTGCCGTGGGGGTCCGAACAGGACTCCGAGGTAGACCCCGAGAGGGTTGGCTCCTGCGTCGGAGGGAAACTGCTCGCCGGGGCCAATGATCATGCCGTGCAGCGCCTTGCAGTGGGTGCAGGTGGCGTCGTCCAGCACCGCGATCCACATCTTGTTCAGACCAGCGCTCTGAGCGGCGGAGTCCTTGACCTGCGTAGCGATCCCCCAGACGCCGGTCTGGACGCTGTACCGGGCGCGGGTCTTCGCGTCGTCCGCGACGCTCTTGAGGCGGACCGCGGGGCTGTTCGGGTCCTTCATCGCCTGCGCGTACCGCATGCGCATCGCCTTGGCGTTCCTGTGCAGGTCCGCGATCAGGGCGTCCCGCAGCGAGGGGTCCACCGCGTGCTCGATCCAGTCGGCTCCGAGGCCCTTGAAGTCGGACTTGGCGTGCTTGACCGAGATGGCCTCAGCCTTGTCCCACGCCTCCCGGAGCAGTTCCTCGGACCTCTGAGCGGCCTCAAGGTAGGGCTCGCGGAGGACGGCCTTCACGTCGGGGCGCTTGAGAATCTGGATTCTGGACTTCTTGGGGTTGTTCTCCATGACCAGCACGAGCAGCCGGAGGGCTTCGGCGTTGGCCTGCTCCCAGAGCGCGACGACCTGCGACTGGTACTGCTTGCTGAGGGCGTCGAGCGCCTTGCGCAGGGCGGCAGCCGAGATCTCCTCGCCGCTGGAGTTGGCGAGCGCGACGAACGCCTCTGCGAAGTCGGTCAGCCTACTGCTGGGGCGGGCCACCGGGAGGACCGCCCTTCTTCTGCGGGAACGGCTGAGGGGGTGGCGGCGGGGGAGGCAGGGCCTTGGCCTTCACGCCCGGGAGGTCGCGGCCAGAGGCGTAGGTGCCGGGCTGGGCGGCGATCTGCGGGCGTCCGGGACGCTTGCGTGCGGCCACGGCTGCACGAGTGGAGGTCGAGGGGGACTTCCCGTAGGCGTTGACCTTGACGACCTTGCCGTTGACGACGCGCTGGTACCCCTCGACCTGACCGTCTCCGGGCTGGGACGGGTGCTGCTGCGGGGGCAGCATCAGACCTCATCCTCGTCTTCAGGCTCGGGGCGCTCCAGAAGCAGCGCCTGCGCAGCGGCCACGAGGTCGTCAATCGTGGGGTTCGCCAGCGGGATGTGGTCGGGGTCCTCGATCTTGTTGTCCCCGGGCGGAGCGGCACCCGGAGCCGGGGGCTTGCCGGGGCCACCGGGAGGAGCAGTGCCCGGAGCGCCGCCACCGGGAGCGTTCGGGTCAGCCAGCAGGCCCTGAGCCTCCTGATCGGCCTGAGACGCAGCCTCCTCAGCGGCCTCCTTCTCCTGCTTCTCGATCTCGTCGTAGTCGATCTCAAGGTCGAGCGACGCGGCCAACTTCTTCTCCAGTTCGCGGACGAACTCTGGGGTGGAGTTGAGGACCGAGGAGACGACCACCGTCTGGAAGAGTTCCTTGATCGTGTCCTTCGCGGACTCCGACAACTGACCGAACTTGAAGACCGGGTACTTCTTGGTGCCGAAGTTCCAGTCGATGTACTTCGGCATCAGGTGGTGGGTCCACGACTCCGCCAGTTCGTCCATCAGCGCTTCGAGGGCGAGGATGAAGAAGTCGGAGTTGGGGTCGGTGGTGCCGACCTCGATGAGGGTGGTGCGCTGCTCGGAGTCGAGGAACGACGCGAGCACCGACTTGCTCATCTGATGGTTGTGGTGGTCGATCAACTTGATGAAGTCGAAGCCGGAGTTCCCGTTGAACGGGGTGACCTTGAAACCCTCGGGGGCGACCAGAGCGGTGTTGAAGGCGAAGTTCATCAGGCTCTGCTTGAACGCAGTCACGTGCCGAGGGTCTGCGCCCTTCGGGATCTCACCGACGCGTCCGGGCACCGCGGCGAACTGGGCCGCAAGGTGCGCGATGTAGTACAACTTCCGCTTGGTCTCGTAGTGGTAGTACGCGGACTCGAACATGGACACGCCGTAGAAGGGGTTCTCCTCGGCGTTGCACGTCCAGAACCACACCTTGTCCTTGTTCAGGCGCACGTCGATGGTCTGGCCGTTCAGATTTGTGATCTGGCGGACGCCATTGAAGCCGCCCTTGTCGTCCACCATGAAGCGGACGGTGCGCGGGTCGCGGTAGGCCATCTTGCGCAGCGTGATCTTGCCTGCCAGCGGCCCGTCGTCGGGCACGTGCCGGACCTCCTCGAAGACGGCGAAGCCATCGGTGAGTCCTTGGAGGCTCTTCTTGAGGAAGACGGTCTTGGACTGCGACATGCCTCCGGCCTGCGGCGGGAGGTTCCACATGTTGTTGGCGTACTCGACCTCCTGCGTCGCCTCCTCGTCCCCCTCGGGGGCGATCCACTCTCCGTCCGCCATCGCGGAGAGGATGGGCAGGGTGAACAGGCGTACGAGCGCGCGGGCCTGCCCGTCCCGGCGACGCATCTCCACGAGGGAGTCGATCGGGATCGGGTTGTTGTTCAGGACCTCGTTGTCCGTGGACCAGCCCGTGAACGGGAGCGGGCGCTCAATGCCGAACTCGATGTTGAGTTCAGGGTCCGGACCGGCCTTCGGGGTCGCGCGCTTGCTGCGAGGCTTGCGCCCGCCGTTGGAGGGCGGCGTCTCGCTGCCGTCAGCCACCGCGTATCCTCCACGCTCGGAAAACAGGTCGAGCGGAGTATCGGCTTACCAGAGGATCGAGCCGATTCCGCCGCCTTCGTAGCCCAGAGACTCCCCGTAGGCCCCGGACGGCATCAGGTCCTCCATCTGACCGCCGCCCCGCTGGTCGAAGGCGAGGTCAAGGACCTCCTCGTCGGCGTACGCCGTGGTCTCGCCCTCGTCACCGCCGATCTTGACGGCTCCGGCCACCGCTCCGGCGAGGGCGTCCGCGATGTCCTTGCTGCCGTTCGGAACGTGGTCGATCTTCCCGTTCTTCAACTTGGTCAGCGTCCTCAGTTCCTTGGTCAGCAACTCGTTGTAGTAGCCCTCAAGGCGGGAGTCGTAGAGCACGTCCTTGAGGCCGTCGTAGAGAGCGGTGGACGTGTCGGTGGAGGCGCGCTCGGCCTCGATTCCCCACGATTCCAGAATCTGCATCGAGTCGGCGGACTGGAAGTTGTCGAAGGAGACGTAGACGATCTGGAAGCCGCGGCTGCGCAGTTCCCAGATCAACTTCCGGTACCAGCGGATCTGGACCTCCCGGGGGGCGGGGGTGGCCCGTGCGTCCGCCTCGAAGGCGGTGGCGAAGTCCATCTTCACGATCGGGCGCTGCTCCAGCATGAGCCCGCCACCGGGGATGGGCCACTCGCGGCGGTCCCACGACCGGACATGGCACATCGCCACCCCGGCACGGTCGCCCTTGATCGCCATGTCGCCGTGGATGGCGTAGAGGGCTCCGGCCATGGGGCGGAGGTCAGGGGCGAACTTGAAGCGGACCTGCCAGCCCGGGACCGCCTTGCGCGGGTCGAAGCCGCTGAAGAAGTCGCCTGCCTGCCCGGACTCGTCCAGCCCCCAGTAGTACTCGAACTCGACCGGGGGGACGGCGCGGACCTCTTGGAAGGCGGCGAAGATCGCCTCGTCGTTGTTCAGGAAGCGGTTCTCGGCCAGTTCGGGCTTGCACTCGTACTTGGCGCGGGCCTCGGCGGGGTCCTTGGCGTAGTCCTCGTGGAACAGGGGGAGGTCCGGGACCGGCTGGCTGGCTCCGGCGATCTCCACGCGCTCGTAGCGGTCGTAGCGAGGGTTGACCTCCCACGTGGCGAGAGGGCCGGACACGAAGTAGCGGGAGGCGTCGCCGTTCTTGACGTTATCCGCCGTGCCTACGGTGATCGCCTGCTCGATCGCGTCCCCCTTGTAGCGGGGGAACGAGATCTGGGCCAGCCGGTAGGTCTCCGGGAACCGGGTGGCTCCGGAGGTCTTGAGCATGGAGAGGATGCCCTTGGCGGTCTTGCTCGGAGTGACACCCGACTTGCTCGCCATCACGTCGTCCTCGGTCTTGAACGCCGCGATCTCGTCCGCCACCCCGGCCACGAGGTTCTTGCCCTCAAGGTTGTCGGCTTGGCTGTGGCCGGAGATGAGTTCGATCTGCTTCTTGAACCGGATCTCACCGGCCTGCGGGCCGGGCAACTCGTCGCCTTGGAACTTGTCCGCGAACCATGGCGACCGGGTGAGCATCGAGCGCATCGGCTTGAAGAAGACACCGTGCGCCTGAGGGGCCGTTGCCGCCACGTTGAGCATGTGGATGATCGTGTCTGGGCCGAGTCCGTAGTACCCCTGCGGGTCTCTCAGCGACAGCAGGATGTTCGACAGCCGCGAGAACGAGAGTTGGCACACGTAGTCTTTGCCGGACCCCTTGCCCCACTCGACGGCGTACTCGTTGCAGAAGCGGACCGGAGCCCAGTACTCCCCGAACTCCTCGACCATGAGGATGTAGGTCTCCGGGAACAGGATCTGCTCGAAGTGGCGGATGAAGTCGTGCTGGTGGATGCCTAGGGTGACCCCGCGCTGGTCGAGGTACTTCCGGTCCGTGATGAAGGTTTCCAGCGGCGGAGGCTCGTCCTCGAAGACGTGCGCGAGCGCGGAGACCGGGCCGGTCTCGATCTGTAGTTCGTTGCGGAGCATGTCGGCCATGGACATGCGCCGACGCGAGGCGGTGGACACAGCGGCGCTACACCGCGACCAGCGTGACCAACTTGGTCTGCACGGCGTTGGCGATCACCGGGTCCACGTCCTTGAGCGCTTCCTTCAGCGCCTTGGAGACCTCGGAGACGATCATCATGCGGATCGAGGAGGTCTCCTCCGCGCGCAGCCGCTGCTTGCGCAGGTCCGCAGCCATGCTGACCCAGAGGGACATCATGTCCTTGTAGGTGCGGTCGAAGGTCAGGTCCTCGACCGACGCCTCCTTGGCGCGCATGAAGATGTAGAGGAACGAGACCCGCTCCATCAGCATCAGTTCGAGGGTGTCCGCGTCGGGAGCCTCGTTCTGCAAGCGCTCCACGACCATGCCGTGGATGTCGCGCAGGTGCTCGCGGCCCTCGAAGGCTTCGAGATTCCAGAAACGCGCGGGCAGGCGGTTCTCGTGCAGAGCCTGCACGACCGCGGTCTCCTCGGACACTCCGCTCGCCTCCCGTTCGGGTCGAGCGGAGTATCGTCACTTCTTGGGCTGGGCCTCCGGAGCCGCGTTCTCGGCGGTGGCGGCTGCGCTGTCGGTGGCGTCCTCGGCCATGTCAGCCTCCTCACCGGTCTGCGCGCCGGGCGGGACGAACGCCTCCCTCAGTTCCTCGAACTGAGCCGCGGTGATCACGCCGGAGAGGCGCGCCGCGACGACCTCGGAGAAGGTCCCGGTGTAGTCGTTGTCGTCCTCGACCTGACGCTTGATCTTCTCCGCGTAGGTGAGGTCCGCGGCGGGGCGAGTAGGGTCGTCCTTGCGGATCGAGGCAGCCACCGTCTGGGCGTCAACCTCGCCGTGCGCGAACTGGTTGATCAGGTCTTCCAGACCGCCACCCTCAGCGCCGTCATCGGCGGCAGCAGGCTGCTCGTCGGACATCTCGACTCCTCCGTCGTTCTTTTCCACCACCGTACGCCTCCTACCTGACACTTGTCAACTTGAGCAGGCGCTCCACGGCGGGCAGGGTGGGGGCGGAGAGACCCACCTTGTTCAGCGCGCGAGCGGTCGCCTTGGACGGGTCAGGCAATGGCTTCGTCCCGGGTCCGCTGGGGGCGAGGGGCTTCTTCTTGGTCTTCGGGGGACGGGTGTGGGTCTCGTCGGAGACCGCCCGCGGGCCGGAGCCGCCGTCCTCTGCCTTGCGCCGGTCGGAGTTGTCGTAGACGCGGGTCCGGGAGAACAGGCCCATCTTCTTCATCTCCTCGAACGCCTCGCGGTTCTTGGAGTTGTAGGGCGAGCCCTCCGGAGGAGCGGACGCCGCGATGTACTCCGGGGGCACGAAGCGGCCACCGAACTCACCGTGGTCCTCAGTGTCGCCAGCGCGGAAGCGGTTCACGCCGCCACGGTGACGACCCAGCGCGGAGTCCTGCGAGACGTGGATCGGCACGTCCACGAAGATGCCCTCCACGTCGTAACCCTTGTCGAGGAACTTGTTGACCTTCTTCTGGGTGGAGCCGACCGAGGCCATGGTCGTGTCGAGGATGACGTTCATGCCCTTGGACATGGCGACCTGATGGAGCAGATTGGCGAGGTCCGAGGACTCCTCGTGCATGAAGAAGGCGTGTTCCATCGGCAGCAGGCCGGGGATCTCCGGGACCATGCCGCGCTTGAGCAGTTCCTGCTTCATCTCGTCTGGGTCGATGGTCAGGTAGTCGTCCTGATTGACTCCGGCGTGCTTCTTCAGCACGTAGCCCTTGCCCGCGCCGCCCAGACCACCGGACATGATGGCCTTCTTCTCGGTCGGGACGTTCGCGTGCTTCTTGAGGATGTCCTCGATGATCGCGATGTGCTGCTCGGTGCGCTCGGGGCTGTAGAGGCCCGGGATCGGCTTGCCGGTCTCCGGGTCCATGACGCCGTGCATGCGCTGGGTGTCGAACTTCTGGTACTTGGGGTCCTTGAGGATCGCGCGGACCTGCTCGACGTGGGCGTCGTACTCCGCGTCGGAGACCTCTCCCTTGGGGATCTCCCGGTTCAGGTTGAAGTCGTCCTTGGTCGAGTGACCGGTGTCGTCGCGGTTGACCCGGTTCGCCGCCTGCGTGGCGTCGGACTTGCGCGTGTGGCCCCACTCGCCGCGATCCTTGCGGGCAGCGATCTCCTGAACGACCGCGGCCATGCGGCTGCGCTTCTGGGTGTCCGGGAGCCCGGACGTGCCGCCGCTGAGCGCCTTGTACTCCTTGAAGAGGTCCGTGTTGGACATCTCTCCGGGGTCCCGGGTGTATGCCCCGACGTGGACGGTCTTCCCGGTGCTGGAGGTTCGGGTGTACGACGAGACGTGCTCGGTGCCAGCCAGAGCCAGCACCAACTCTTCGACGCGGGCCACGCTGGCGTCAAACTTCTCGCGGTCCACCCCGAGCCCTACCTTCCCGCCGAAAAACTCCTGATGTCCGCGAGGCTCATGGCCTGCGGATCGCCTGTGGGGAGTATCGGCGCGCGCGTGGGCTCCTCCGCGGGGACGGAGGGCTGGAGCAAGCGGGCGATCAGGGCGAAGCCCATCTCCATGCTGCTGCGGTGGTCGTTCTCGGTCGTGCGCGTCCGCGAACGCAGTTCCCACAGGATCTCGATGACCTGCACCAACGCCTCGGCAGACACCGCCTGCGCCAGTTCGGCACGCTCGGCCAGTGCCTCCTCCGGATAGTCCGGACGGCCCTGAGACTTGATCACGAGCAGGTCAGAGACCAGCCGGGAGAGGTCGGCCACCATGCCTGCGGCCTCGCCCGTGCGGCTGAAGTTCTCGGCCACGAGGCGGTAGCCCTCGGCGTGGTCGCCCCGGAGCGCGGCCCAGAGCATCGGGAGGGAGTAGTCCTTGACCCCGAAGAAGTCCCGGAAGTCCTCCCCGGTGGTGACGCCCTCGACCCGGCTGACCTGATCGAGCAGCATCACTGCGTCGCGGAGCCCGCCCTGCGCGTACCGGGCGATTTCTGAAAACAGAGAATCGTCCCCGGCCAGCCCCTCCGCGGCGGCGATCGTCCGGAGGCGGGCCTCCACGTCGGCGGTGCGGATGCGGCGGAACTCGAAAGGCATCGCCCGGGAGCGGACGGTTCCGAGGATCTTGTCCGGCTCGGTGGTCACCAGCACGAAGACGGTGCGGGGCGGTGGCTCCTCCAGCAGTTTGAGCAAGGCGTGGTAGGCGGCGTTGCTCATCGAGTGGGCCTCATCGAGGATGACGACCCGCCACTCCCCGTCGTGGCCGTAGAGCACCATGTCCTTGATGCGCCGGACCTCCTCCACTCCCCCGTTGGAGGCCGCGTCGATCTCAATGACCGAGTTCGAGGTCTGCTGCTTGACCGCGACGCATTGGACGCAGTGCCCGCAGGCGTCACCTTCCACGGGCTGAAGGCAGTTCAGGGCCGCGGCGAAGATCCGGGCGCAGGTGGTCTTGCCGGTGCCCCGGGTGCCGCTGAACTCCACGGCGGGAGGAACCTTCCCCGAGGCGACCATCGCCCGGAGGATCGTCTTCACGTGCGCCTGACCGACCATCGAGTCGAAGGAGGCCGGGCGGTAGCGAAGCGCCAGTACATCCATGCAGGGGTCTCCTGAGTGTCCAGTGGGTTGCGAGAGGGGTCAGCGGATGACCCACGACAGCAGGCAGCCGCCGCAGCGCACGAGGAGGCCGTCTCCGGCGCGGCCCTGCCGGTCGCGTCCGTAGCCGGGTCCGAGGGCGACGATCTTGCGATCGCAGTCTGAGTGCGGGCCGACCGTCTGGACCCATGAGTCGCCGCGCATGTAGCCCGGCTGGATCTCCGGGCCGTCCCCACGCACGAAGTCCTTGATCGTCCTCACGGGGCTGCCCTCCTCAGTCGTCCGCAGTATCGGTACCGCCCTCAAGCGCGACGGTGGTGACGCCCTTCTTCTGGCCGAAGCGGTACACCTTGTCGGCGTGCTCGCTGAACGCTTCGGAGTGGGTCACCATGACGATCTGAACGCCGGTCTGATCGACCAGTTCCCGAAGGAACTCGGCCAGCCGGGGCTCGTACTCGGCGCTCAACTGGGCGAAGGTCTCGTCCAGCACCAGCAGGGGGCGCTCCTCGCGCAGGAGGGTGACGATCAGCCGGAGCAGGAAGCCGACTACCGCAGCCACGCCGCCACCGCGCGCGTCGAGGATCGGGGTCTCCACGACCTGATCCCCCATCGTGCTCCGCAGCGAGAAGGTGACCTCAGAGCGGTTGGCCTTCTGCTCGGAGATGACGTGGAAGGTCATGTCGTCCCCGAAGATGGTCTGCACGCCGTGCGTGACCAGTTCCTCGATCCGACGCTGGACCTTCTCCTGACGTTCGTCCGCGAAGGAGTTCAGGAACGCGACGGCCTGCTCGCAGGCCACCACGGTCGCCTGCGCCTGCTCGGCCTGCTCCTTGGCACGCTGACCCTGAGCGGCCAGCGCCTTGGCCTCCCCCACCCGACGCTCGATCCTCCGCTCGGCGGAGACCAGCAGGGCCTCGACCTCACTGACAGCGGACACGTCAGTCCCCCTTCACGTTGACGATCTGGCGGAGCACGTGCCGGACCTCCACGAGGTCCGCGGCGTCCTGCATGATCACGTCGATGTCCTTGTACGCAGCCGGGATCTCGTCCACGAACGCGTCCGTGTCCCGGTACTCGATGTCGCCCATGGCGGCGCGGAGGTCGGCGTGGGTGAACGCCTTGCGCGCGGCGGAGCGGCTGTACTCGCGGCCTGCACCGTGCGGGGCGGAGTTGAGTGCCAGCCGGTTGCCCTTGCCCTGCACCACGTACGAGCGTGTGCCCATCGAGCCGGGGATCAGGCCCCACGTGCCCTCCGAGGCGTCGATCGCGCCCTTGCGGGACAGCCACACGTCCTTGCCGAACACCTTCTCCTGCACCGTGTAGTTGTGGTGGCAGTTGACCTCGCGCTGGCGCTCGACCTCGCCGCCGATCCACTCCTCGAAGCAGGCGACGACCCGATCCATCATCTCCTCGCGGTTGAGGAGGGCGAACCTCTGCGCCCACCGCAGTTCCCGGATGTAGGCCCAGAACTCGTCGGTGCCCTCCACGAGGTAGGCGAGGTCCGGGTCGGGAAGGTCGATCCACCACTTCTTGCAGAGATCCTGAGCGACCTTGATGTGGTGCTGGGCGATCTTGTTGCCGACGCCACGGCTGCCGGAATGCAGGAACAGCCACACCCGGTCCTCCTCATCGAGGCTAACCTCGATGAAGTGGTTGCCCGAGCCGAGACTGCCCAGTTGCAGTTCCCAGTTGGAGGCGTACGACGCAGGGTCGAAGCGCGCGTTCTCTGCCGCCCGAGCCAACTCGCGGTTGCGCTGGAACGTGTGCGGACCCCAGATGTGTCCGTTGTACTTGCCCGCAGAGAGGGGGATCGCATACTCGATCGACTCACGAAGCGAGGCGCGGTGCTCCATCGGCAGGTCGCTGACGGTGTACTGGGTCTGCACCGCGATCATGCCGCAGCCGATGTCCACGCCGACCGCAGCGGGGATGATCGCTCCTAGGGTCGGGATGACGGAGCCGACCGTGGCACCCTTGCCGAGATGGGCGTCCGGCATCAGCGCCACGTGCGGGTGGATGAAGGGCATCTCGCTGGTCACCTGCGCCTGCGCGCGGGTGTTCTCTTCGAGGATGGAGGCCCAGTTCATGAACCTCTTGGTCACCTGCTGCATCACGCAGCCTCCTGTCCTAGGTAGTCGATCGCGCGGCGCAGGATCACAATGTCGTGCTGAAGCATCCCGATCCCGGTGTTGCAGTTGGAGCAGAGAAGGCCCCTGATCACGTTGGTGTCGTGGCAGTGGTCCACGAACAGGGCCTCGCGCTCGAAGCGGGTTTCGCAAAGCAGGCAGCACCCGTCCTGCTCTTGGTACATCCGCTCCCAGTCCTCAGGGGTGAGGCCGTAGCGCTTCTTCAAGAAGTGTCTCCGCGCCCACTCAGCGCGCTTGGCCGGACGTGCCTTCTGGTAGGTCTGGGCGTACGCGTTGTGCGCCTCCTTGCGCCGCAGATACTTCTCGCGGCGGACGGCAGGCTCACATTCCCGGCAGTAGGTGGCGATACCGCGGGGGCGGCTCGCCTCGGAGCGGAAGTCACCACGCTGCTTGATCTCGCCGCAGCGAGGACAGCGCTTGGTGATCTGCTCCATGGCTCACGTACGGGATTCAGGCGTCAACAAGGTGCGCCAGCGCCTCGGCCAGACGATCGCGCGCGCCGACCTGCTTGCTGCTCCCGGTCCACAGGTAGCGCCGGGAGATCTCCGGGACCATCTTGCGGGCTTCCATCTGTCCGGCCTCCCGGGAGGAGGGGTCGAGGCCCATCCAGAACCGGGCGATGACGTAGCGGCGCTGGGAGGGCGACAGCGACTCGATCGCCTCCCAGATCTCCCCGTGGTGGTAGGCCAACTCCACGTTGTGGAAGGTGTCGGAGAGGCCCAGCATGGCCTCCATGCCGCCCTCCTCGACCAGAGCGTCCATGCTGGTCGAAGCCTTGGCCTCCTTCCGTCCCCGCATCGCCTCGTGGCCGGTGGGCTTACCGCTGCCGTAGGCCACGTCCTTCATCCGCATCTTGGCGGCGTTGGTGAGCCAGAAGGGCAGGGCGCACTTGGTGGGGTCGTAGGTGTCCATCGCCCGCCACATGGCGATGCGTCCTTCCTGCACGAGGTCGTCGTGGCGCTCGTCGGCGGGGTGCAAGATGACGTTCGCCATCTTGTGCAGCCACTTGGTGTAGTCCGCGAGGGTGGTGTCTGCGTCTGGGGTCAGAGGGTCGCCAAAGTCGTCGTACTCGATGTCCATGGTGGTCTTTCTTGCGGAGAGGGGGTCGGATCAGAGCCAGTCGAGCCGGATCTGGGAGAGGACGGCGGTGAAGCCCTCCTCGGAGTCCTCCATGACGAGAGGACTGGGCTTGGTCTTGAGGTCCTTGCCAAGCCGGAAGACGCACTGGTCGGACTTGGTGGACGACAGCAGGTCGGTCAGGTGCTGGTGGTTGAAGGAGACGTGCCGGGGGGCGTGCGTCCAGTTGGCGGGGATGGTCTCCACCGCGAACCCTCCCCTGCGGTCCTTGCACTCGACCGAGACCGACCCGTGGTTGAGGCTGAGCACGACCGCGGACGTGTTCTCGTCGGCGGTGATGCGCACACGCTTGACGGCACCGAGGAGCGAGGAGCGGTCCACGGTGAGTTCCAGATCGTTGGTCAGGGCGGGCTTGAGCAGCACTTCGTCCACGTCCGGGAACTGGGCGCTGGACTTCTGGCACACGAGGAGCACGACGCCGAACCGGAACAGGAGCGCAGCGTCGGTCTGCCCCACGCCGATCTCTTCGAGGTTGGAGTTCGCGAGTCGCTGGGCCAGTTCATGTGCGGCACGGACCGGGATCTGGCACTCGAAGGGGAACGGGAACTTGACCTCTTGGAACCGGATCGAGTCCGAGGCCCGCATCCGGTCCTTGGAGAGGTCCACGAGCATCAGGTACGGGCGCATCACGTCCTGCGAGGCAGCCTTGCGCACCTGTGCGAGGGCGCGGTGGAACTGCTCCCGGTTGACCGGGCTGGTCTCCACCGCCTCGGCCTCGCTGAAGTCGGGGAAGTCCTCGGAGGACATGAGTGGGAACGTCCACTGGGCCTTGCCGCTCTTCACCGTGGCGCTGGTCTTGTCGCTCTTGGTGCGCACGAGGAAGGTCACCGTCTCGCCCTCGGCTTCCCGGACCAGTGTGAGGAGTCTCGGGGCGGGGAACAGCGCGTCGCCAGCGACCGGGCTGTTGATGACCGGGATGCGTACGATGGCGGACAGCGCGCCATCGGAGCCGGAGATCCGTAGGAGGCCGTTTTCCAGAATCTTGAACTGGACGTTCTTCAGGACTGGGGAGAGGTCCTTGTTGGGTACCACTCCGACCACCCGCGCCAGCGCCTTGGAGAGGTAGGCGCGCTTGACGGTGAACTCCAGCGTGGTGTCGTCGGCCTTCTTCGGCTGGAACGATCCGGCGTTGGGGAGTTCGAGGAGGTCTGCTGTCACAGACCAGCCACCTGCTCCTCGATCTGGGCGAGGATGGTCTCGGTCTCCGCGGACAGTTCCTGCACCCGGGCGCGGGCTGCCTTCACGTCGGGGAAGCCCTGCTTCTTGAGCCCGTCCAGCAGCGCCTGCTTCTGCGAGCGGGCCGTGTCCAACTTGGCCTCGGCCTGCGCGTGGCGGCGCTGGGCGTCCTGCTGCTTGGTGCGAAGGGCTTGGAGCCTGCTCTCAACGTCGTCGGCCATGAACCACGTACGGTCAGCGGTACTGGGCGCGTTGCGCGGCGGCTTGGGTGAACGAGATCCGCTGCTTGCCGTTCTCGTCCACGATCGGGATGCGCTTGAACTTCTCACACGCTCCCTTGGCCTCGCAGTAGCCGCATCCGGCGTCGTCGGCCTTCGGCTTCCAGTCGTCCTTCCAGAACCCGTGGGCGTACTTCACGACGCGGCTCAGCATGGCGCTGCGGTCGTCACGGTCCACCGTGATCGGGATGAGTTTTTCGGGGAGCAGCGGGGTGACGAACCCCCACTCCACGGCGTGATAGAAGTCGCCTTGGATGACACCCCATGCGAGGTCGTAGAAGATCAACTGGGCCAGCGTGGAGCGGATGTAGGAGTCGTTGCTGGTGACCTTGAGGTCGTAGAGCCGGAACTTCCCCTGATCGTCTCGGACCACGACGTCGATGCCGCCGATCATCTTGATGATGCCGAAACGGTCGTCGCAGATGTAGGGCACCTGCATGTAGGCGGAGAACTTGACCTCGGGCTGGTAGTCGTAGGGCAGGACGTTCTCGATCAGCCAAGGCTCAAGGTTGAGGACGACCTGACGGCACTGGGCCTTCACGTCCTCCTTGTCCTTGATCGGGTTGCCCTTCCAGTGGATCTTGGACTCACCTTCGTCCACGACCTCGGAGAAGATCTGCTCGACCATCTCGACCATCTGGCCGGGCTCGGGCTTGTCGGAGTCCAGCCAGCGGCGCTGTACGAGGTCGCACACGGTGCCGGGCAGGAAGATGCGTCCCTTGTCGGACTTCTCGGTCTTGTGCTGGATCACCCGCAGGTGATGCTGAGGGCAGTTCTCCCAACGCTTGAGTCCGGACCACGAGACCTGTACCGGGTCTAGCGTGGCCGGATCGGGAGGCGTCACTTCGCCAAGCCCTGCGGCCCGACCTGCTCCGCAACCTCCTGTGGGGTGCGGACGCACAGGCAGGGAATCCCCGCCTCCTCCAGCGCGACCTTCACGTCCGGCCAGTCGTCCACGTGCAGGACGGCCTTCTTGCCGGTGGCCTTCTCCACGTCCCGGATGCGCGCCAACTTGTACTGGGCGTGCCCGCCGTAGACGGCGAAGTGGTCCACAGTGTCGTCCATCCACAGGCCCTTGTAGCCGGGGACGTGCTTGTCCAGCCACTGCCGGGTGAGGTCCATCGACGTGGCTGAGCGTCCGGTGACGAAGTGAACCTCGACCCCGGCGCGGTAGAAGATGTCCAGCAGAGCGCGAGCCGCCTCGATCACCCCGTCGTTCGAGCAGGCACGGGAGTACGCCTCCCAGTCGGTGCCGTTCTCGCGGTCGATCATCACGTGCCGGTGACGGGTGTCGCACAGCGTGCTGTCGAGATCGAACGTGACGATGCTGCGGAAGAGGCGGGTCATGAGACGGTCTCCAGAAGTTCTTCGATGAGGGTCAGGGTGCGTGGCTCCAGACCGCGGGTGCGGGCCTGCTCGCGGACCTCTTCGAGGGAGAGGCCGTCGAGCCGGGTGGAGCCGACCGACTCCAAGAACTCCCCGACGCGGTTGTTGCGCTCGTCCACGTCCTCCTTCTCCTTCAGCCGGAAGACAGCCTCGGCGGGGCGGAACGGGAGCGGCAGGCGGGTGAAGCGCTGCTCGGGCTTGGCGGTCGAGTCCCAGACCGTGACGGCAGGCTCGCGCTTCAGCGTGGCTTCGTGCAGCGAGCCGCGGCTGATCGCGCCGTTGTTGCACATACGCACGGGCACGGACGGGTCCGGCTGGTAGTCCCCGTGCGGGTCGTGGATGTGGCCGTAGTAGCAGTCGCCCTTCTCCATCAGCCCGGCCCAGTCGTCCGCCGCGATGTACTCGTACGGCGGGGTCTCCCCGACCGGGAAGAGCGGGGCGTGGGTGACCATCAGCGGCCAGAAGTCGAAGTTGTCAGCCTTCTGGGCGTCGGCCCACTCGCGGTAGGTCTTCATCCACCGCGGCAGGTCGTTGGCGAAGTCGTGCAGGTACGGGAGGCCGAACAGCGGGAACTCGAAGGACGGACCGATGAGGAGGTCGATCCCCTCCATCTTCGCCAGCGTCCCCAGCGGCTGCCTGCGCAGCGAGTCGAGACGGTCGTTGGTGAGGTCGTGGTTGCCCGGCACGATCAGGACGGGGAGGTTCGAGGAGCGGAGCAGATCCCCGGTGCGCTGGACGAGGGCGTGAGAGTTCCGGGTCGGAGTCTTGATGTGGAACACGTCCCCGGCGCTCACGATCGCGTCGCAGCCGTGCTCGTGAGCGAGGCCGATCGCGGCCTGCAACTTGTCGAGGATGTCGTCGGTGTAGGTCTCCGTACGAATCGACGGGGGCCGGTCCGCAAGGTGGATGTCCCCGATGAGCAGAGCCTTCACCGCGGGTCCTCAGCGATGACCTCGACCGGCTCGGTGACGGTCATGTCCTCTGGGATCACGACGATCGCCTCAGGGCGCAGCGGCATGAACGCCGCCTTCGGAAGCCGGATGGTGAGTTTGGTCAGCACCGTCCCCGACTTCTGCTTGCCCGGACGCTTCTGAGTGATGGCGACGACCTTGGCCCCGCGCACGGGGCGGTCCTGTCCGCTGGGAGCCCAGCCCCAGTCGGGCTCGACCTGCGCGTAGAAGGTCGCGTCCACGTAGTTGCTCATGCCGTTGCGCTCCCGCAGGTCGGGCAGGTACCGGCGTCCTTGAGGACCGCGTGGTACTCCGCTTCCAGATTCGAGATTTCGGATTCGATCGAGGCGCTGGCGTTGGTCAGGGCGTCTTCGGCCTCGACCAGACGCGCCAACGTGGTGATCACGTCGAGCAGGGCGTGACGCTCCCCCAGCAGCGCCCCTGCCTGCTCCGCCAGCGCCTCAATGTCTGCGGGCTCGGGCAGGTCCTTGAGCCGGGCGTGAAGGTCAGCCTCGGCAGCCTCGATCATCTCGAACTGCCTCAGCGTCTCCGACAGGCGCTCCGCCTCGCGGGCCTTGTCCTGCACCGAGTCCATGAGCGCGCGTGCGGCCTTGACCGTCTGCGCCTGAGCGGGGAGATCCGAGAACTCGTCCCGGAACCGCTGGGCGCATCCGATCGCGTCGTCCTGACGGAACTTCTGCTCCTTGGACGCCTCCAGCCGACGCCGGTTGGCCTCCCGTGCCGCGGCGTGCAGCCGCGAGACGTTGGTCAGGTCCCCCAGCATCTTCGCCGCCACGGTCCCGGTCTCCGAGAGCAGGAAGGGCGGGTCGATCTGAGTGGAGAAGGTCAGGTCCGGACCGTCCGGGGTGGGCAGGCCGAGGAACTTCTGAACCTCGTCCGGCACCGCGCGCCCAGCCTTGGTGAAGACCTCCTCAGTCCCGTCCGGCAGGATCACCCGGTAGGTGGACTGAGACTTCCCGCGCTCGATCGCCACGTCGGTGCCGCCGAAGGTGACCTGCGACGTGAACGCGTTCTTCCCGACCTTGACGCTGGACGGGCTGTTCACGTTGCGGACCACGGCCTTGAGCGCCCTGAGGAGGGCGGACTTGCCGGAGTTCGACGGACCGACGATGACGGTGAACGGCCCCAGTTCGATGTCCGCCGACTCCAGACTCTGGAAGTTGGAGACGACCAGACGGTCGATCCGGGGGTGCGTGCTCATGTGCTACGTACGGCCAAGCACGCTCTTCGGGGTGTCGTCCCCTTCGAGGAGCACCTTGTAGACCTGCCCGGACGCGGTGTGGAAGACGACGAAGCCCTCCGGGTTATCAAACCCGGGAGCGGCCTGACTGCCCTCCGTGCGCAGACCGAGGTCCACGAGGTTGATGGCTTCCTCGGAGAACGGCCCGGCGTACAGGGTCGGCACCACGTCGAGGGTGTGGTAGAGCGGGCCGTCCATCACCGGGTGCTGGCGGACGTAGCCGTAGCGGTGCACGTTGAAGAGGGAGAACCGCTTCTCGCCCTTGGTCAGCCCATAGCCGCGCTGGATACCGCTGCCCCACCACTCGCCGTAGTGGTGCCCCTCGCCCAGAAGCGTGGCGAGATCCGCGGCGTTCTCCTTCACCCAATTCGCGAACCCGAAGTTGTCCTTCTCCGGAGTGATGAGCCGATTGCGAGACTGTGCGGCCACGATGAAGTCGCCGGGGTGCTCCCAGCCGCTCGGCTGAGCCGAGACGAACGCGGTCATCGCGGCGGGGTTCCAGAAGTCCTCGACGGACGGGCCATCCGGGACGTGCATGACGATGACAGCGGCGTTGGTGCCGTCGATCTTCTCGGTGATCAGGATGTCGCGGAACAGACGCGGCGTCTTGGGCCACGGCTTGAACTCGATGGTCATGGCACACGTACGGTTTGTTGAGTGCCCCCGGTGGGACTCGAACCCACACACCCGAAGGCACCGCTTTTGAGGCGGCTGCGTCATGCCAGTTGCGCCACGGGGGCTGGTGGGGGCGCGCTACTAGGCCGCGTCGTTTCGTCCCCTCCCTGCCTTCAGGGGGAGAGGCCCCTCCGGGGGATCAGACGTAGGTCTTGATCCCCTGCTCGGCTTCAACCTCCACGCGGAGGCTGCGCCAACCGAGCAAGTTTCCTACGACCGGCAGGTGGGTCTTCTGGAATCCCACGTGGCGCTCCAAGCGCTCGCTGTAGAACGTGTACTCCCCATGCTGGACGTTGTGAATGTCCGGCGTCGCCACGTGCTCCAGTGGGGACCAGTGCGGCGGCTGCGCACCCACCAGCCGGTCGTAGAGAGCGAGGTCCGCGTCGATGTCACGGATGCCGTCCTGCGTGAGGTAGGAGACCCGGGCGCAGCGAGCGGCGCTGATCTTCTTCGCGCCCTCGTAGGTGTGCGGGTACCCGCCGTAGAGCAGGGTGTTGAAGTCGTCGTCATCGACGTAGGGCAAGTGCCACTCGTCGTCCATCAGGACGGTGGGATCGGACTCCTCGTACGCCGCCTGCATCTTCTCCGCGACCTCGCGGATCTCCGGCTGAGCCAGCGGCGAGCAGCGCTGGGCGAAGAAGTTCTCCCACGCGGTGCCGGTGACGACCACGGTGTGCCACATGAAGGGCTCCAGCAGCCGGTTGGTGACCGACTTGTGCAGCCCGGCCCCGACCATGCCCGCCACGGACACCACAGCGTTCTCCCGGGCCTGAGCCCATAGCGCCTGCGCGCGTTCGAGACCGTTGCCGACCAGTTCCGACCCGCCCTGCATCCCCTTCTGCTCCTCCGGCCATGAGACCGGCGCAGTCGGCTCGTTCATCACCCGGTTGATCTGCTTGTGGACCGGGATGGCGCGGGACGAAGCGCTGTTCTTGCTCAGCACCCGGTGGGTGTTGAACTCGGGCAGCACGAAGCGGTGCATGCGGACCTCGAACGTGGTCAGGCGGTGCCCGCCGTAACTGATCGAGTCCGCGATGATCTTCGCGTAGGTCATGGCTTGAAGCGGGTGTCGAACTCGGGGAACCGCTCCTCGAACTCCATCAGCGCGAGAGCGTGCCACGCGACCGCGGCCATGTGGTGGCTTCCGGTGTGGTTGAAGCAGGTGTCCGGCTCGATGGGCTCGTACGGGTCACCGTTGGCGTCCGTGAACTTGCAGCCCTCAGGGTCGTTGGAGCACACGTCGTACGACAGCCCGGAGTTCCACGCCACGGCGTGGCGCTGGAGGGCGTCGTAGGACTTGTAGTACTCGTAGCCTGCGCGCCACTGGTCGTCGTCGTACTTCAGCGCGCCCCTGCCGAAGTGCTCAGCCACCGCGGTGAGCGGCTTGGCCGGGATGAGGCTGTGGCGAGCGAGTTTGACGCCCTTCTGACCGCCCGTGCGCGACGTGGTACGGACCTCAGCCATTGGTGATCAACTCCGCGTAGTCGAGGATGCTGGCGACGCGGTGACGGGTGTCCTCCCGCTCGTTCCACGGACGGGTGAGCAGGTAGACCGCGACGCCTTCCTCATCGAGCGCGTCGTAGTTCTCGATCTTGTCGTCCACCATCGTGTCGAGGCGGACGCAGGTCTTGTCGCGGGTGAAGGTGAGCGAGTCGAACTTCAGACCGTACTTGCGCAGCCAGTTGCTGGTGTTGTACTCGCTGGCGGTGCCGAACGAGCGGTCGGTGACGATGTGGATCGTGTGCCCGGCTGCGCGGATCAGGTCGAAGGCCGGGCGAGCACCCGGCAGCGGGCGACCCCGGTAGAAGATGACCCCGGCGTCTGCGCCATCGGCACAGTGCTGAAGGAACTCTTCGAGGGTGAGGCCCCAGTCCTCGTAGAACTCCCACCGGGTGGTGGCGGGGTAGTCCTCAGCCACGCCGATGCCGCTCTCCACGAGGTAGGTGCGCAGCGACTCAGCGAAGTCGTAGACCACGCCGTCAAGGTCGATGCCGACTCTCATGACACACGTACGGGTTCGGGCGCAGGCCAGACTACGTTGGCGATCGGAGTCCCGGCGATCATCCGCGCGCAGCCCTCGCACGGCTCGCAGGTGACGTACATGATCGCTCCCTGCATCTGGTCCCACGAGGCGCGGAGGATCGCGTTCTGCTCGGCGTGCAGAGCGATGCACGTCCCGGCCCCCGTGTCGTACGACGACGTTGGGGCGACCTCCTCCAAGGACTTCTGTCCGCGGGGGCACGCTCCAGCGGTGAGACAGCCGGGCAGGCCGCTCGCTGCGCCGTTGTAGCCGGTGGCGACGATGGTGTGGTCCGGGCGGACGATGACGGCCCCGACCTTGCGGCGGGTGCAGTCGGCCCGCGCCGCTACTGCCTCAGCGATCCCGAGGAAGTAGGCGTCCCAACCGGGGCGGCTGCTCACCGCGGGAACTTCGCGAAGGTGACCGTGACCAAGTGGCCCTGATGGAACCGCTCGACGTAGGTCGCCACCCGATTGTCGTCGTGGTGCTTCACGGCGTAGCCGGGAGCAGGCACTGCCACGCCCCAGTCCGAGCCGCCCGGGCCGAACAGGACGACCGCGTTGGGGTGCAGGTACGACACGTCGAACTTGTGGTCGTTGCAGTCCATGAGGGTCACCACGTGGTCACCGCGGCGCTGGGCAGCGCGGACGCGGTTGCGGTGCTTGCGCCGGGTCAGCAGCCACGACGCGGCGAGCAGCGGGACCGCCCACGCCGGGCGGGTGCCGTTCTTGTAGCCCGCCACGTAGTGGACACCGATGATCGTGGTGGCCGGACCCTTGTCCGACAGGATGCGGGTCTCCACCACGTAGCGGTTCGGAGACCAGTGCTTGACGCCATCGCCGGAGGCGGTGACCTTCGAGTCGGCCACCTTGTGCTTGGCGTTGACGATCACCACGACCATCAGGCGCATGAACCTCTGGGTCCAGCCCTTGAAGTACTTGCGGATGAAGCCGTGGTCGGAGTAGCCCTTGTCGCCTTCATCGACCTCGACCACCACGGTCGCGTCCACGTCTTCGGCGTTGGCTGCCTCTGCGAGGCTCTGCCACGAGCGCTCGACGTTCTTCGCGTTGCCGCGCCCGAGGTTGGCATACAGGAACTTCATGCACCACGTACGGGTTCGAGCCCGCTACGTGCAGCCGCAGTCTCCGGACACGGACTTCTCCATGAAGCAGGAGCCGCAGACCTCGGTCTTCTTTTCCAGATTCCGAGGAGCCCGGTCGCAGCAGTCGGCGTGGATGACGAAGCCGTCCTCGTACGCCACGTGGTCGTTCGGGACGATCTTGTCGCCGCAGGAGAGGCAGTCCGAGTACTTCTTGGCCCGGAAGGTGCCGACCATGCCGCTGGAGAACTCACGGCTGAACGCGGCCTTCACCGGCTCTGCCTGTCGTAGGGGTAGTGCCGGGCACCGGCACGGCTGCGGGTGTTGATCGGCCCAGTGCGTCCGGCCTCCCGCCACTCGTAGATGCTCGGCTGGGCGCAGAACTCGCCGTGGTGATGGTGAAGCCACTCCGGGCAGTCCGGGTCGCCGGGGCGTCCGTGGTGCATGCCCTCGTGGCCGAAC